ATCTAATCGGTCACAATCGATTAACTTTCCACAGCCTAGCCAAGAGGCTAACATGGGCTTACCCACCCACAAATTGAGAATACCTTAGCGGACTTATTCATCGACTCAGCAGAGAGTGTCAGATGCCGACGGACTGAGGTGAGGCGACCCCCGGAGGGGACCATCACAACACTCGTTAGGTAGAGACAGGATGACTCCCTGAGGAGGTTCCTGCCGCTGATCTCAAATTTGCGGTTGCCATGTCCGCCCTGGCATCCTAAGATGTGTACACGCCAATCTCATGCTCGCTGGCGACCATGAAACTTTCCTCCGGCGGCGCTGCACGCGCCCCGTCTTTTCCCTACGGTTGATCCGGGCGGTAACAAGTTATCACGTGATCTCGTGATAGCCTAATCAAGTCCACACGAGATCCGGTCGCCTGCGCGATCGGACCTCAGGACAAGCCTCGGCCGGGTCTCCCCTTAATCCCTTTCCCTTTTCGAGCCGCAGGTCCGGCTCCGCAACCCCCCAGCTCTCCTGCCCATATGGTGGAAGCTGCTCCCAGTCTTCGACACTCTGTGATTGCAGAATCGAATCAAAGACTGGTACCAGCTTCTCGACACCATCCCGGGCGCGAAAGTACCTCTTCCGCTCTGCGCGCCACGAAAATGGCGCCTCGGTCGTCTCGACCCCGAACCGCCCGGCCAGATCGAACCTCGTAAGAGGGCCGATCAGATCCGGTGCCAGCCTCGGGCGGACCTGACTCATGGCAAGGCAGTAACGCAGGCCGTTACTGACTATCCAGTCAAAGTCCAAGGAGAACTTCCAAGACGCCATCTGACGCCCGTTCAACACTCGTAACTCGTCCGACAATTGACTATCAGGAATCATCGAAATTCCTTCGGACGAGGGGACCACACAGTGAAGCACTGGTGGTCGCGGCAGAGTATAGACGGGCGTGCCGACGTGGCAGAGCCCAAAGATCCTTGCCATTCGAAAGGCGAGCCCCCCCCGAAATCCTAATTCATCAGGCGTGCACCGGACGTTTCTTATGGTCACCAAGTGCCACGAGAAAAACGTACGAGCAGCCCTCCAAAGGATCTCCTGGGGAAGCCCCCTAACGAAAGAGTGGAAGGACTTTCCGAGCGACAATGGGCACTCAGGGGCCCGAAGCATCCCGAACCGTAAAGTCGGTATCACAGTCAGGTAATCTCCGCTCCACTCAAAAAGAGTAGAGTTGAGAGTACCAAAGACATGTGATACCGAAGTCTTACTACGTTCGACTTCGAGCCCCACCGAACCCACCACCTCCATCCACCTCTCGGGGAACCCCTCCGCCCAAGTCTCGAACAAGATATCATCGCCATTTATCAAAAGAGGCATCTTTTCCAAACCCGCCAACCTCCTAGCGTACTCAAAACTAATGAAGTTTTGAAGACACAGGAGGGGAAAGGAAAGGAAAGATCCCATCATTTGACCCTGGCTAACCTCAAACTCGAGATTGTGCTCAAGATTCCACAGTCGCGGCCGAAGGACGGCCATGGCGTGACGCTTGACAGACTCCGGAACAGAAACGGCGTTCCGAAGTATCACAGCCATGATCGCCTCCGCGACCTCAAGGGATAGATTGTCGGTGGCCGACTTATAGTCGCCCGACACAAGGGTACCCCCCCTCACAAACCCCGCCTTCCTCAGCTTCTCAGCTGTCGGGTCGCCCCGACAGAGCCACTTCGTGTCCGAAAGCCTGTTGTAGATTGACTTATGCAACGGCTTGAGGAGAAGTTCCATGCATGAGAACTTCGTCAGAGGACGAGGTTTTCCGGCCGACTGCACTACCATCAATTGGGCCTCAACAGGGCCGACGTCGTACGGCGTCAGCCCTGTGACGGATGAGAGGAAGAAGTCTTGGTCCGTAAACGAACCAAGACAACCACCATCCGCCCTAGAGGATTCGGTAGTGCCAGCCAAACCGGGGGAAGCCACGTAGCACTCGCCACTATAACGACCGGAGTCCCATCCCTTGCGAAACAAGGACTCCGTTATAGCCACCGCCCTAGCCAAGTAACCGGCGGGCAGAATACGTGGTTTCTTCGTGAGGAGGTCACGAAGATTCATGAGCAGGTCTTTTTCCATACACTTGCAAGAAGGAGGAAGAAGTTTCTTTATTGATTGAAAAGCAAGCT